TTCGCTGAGATTCAAGCACAACACAAAACACGCATGACCGAGATTTTAACCGATTTAAGCAAAGAGACTTCGGAACGGTTTAAGGTGTTTAAGCTGACAGGCAAAAAAGACATCTTTGATAACTTTGTCGAGAATAGCATTTACAGCATCTTAGCATCTAACGTATTAACCACAGCAACAACAGTTAGCTCTAACACGGTGGCCACAGCAAGCGCGGTTATCATGCAGACGATGGCAAATGCTGTCACCAATCCTATCGCGGCTGAACCTGAAAACGTAGCAAATGCCATTGCAAACAGGATAGGCGGTCAAAACTCAGTGAGCCGAGCGATGACAATAGCGCGAACAGAGACGCACAAGGCCGCGAATGTATCACAGTACACAAGAGCAGAATCAGCCGCCACCGATTCGGGGCTTGACGTTGTTGTTGAGTGGATTAGCACAAACGATGGTCGGGTGAGAGACTCACACAAAAACGCTAACGGCCAAACCCGACCAATGGGGCAGCCGTTTAATGTGGGCGGCGAATCAATGAAATATCCGAGTGACCCGACAGCGAGCGCGGAAAATACTATCAATTGTCGGTGTGTTTTGGGTTACGATGTTAGATAATTTTGAGGGGTTATGATATGCGTTTACATTACACAAAGGCTCTAAGTCTTGTTGATAGTAACTTTAAAGAAGCGAGTGATGGTACGTTTAGTGGTTATGCTGCTGTTACGGGTAACGTCGATTTAGGCGGCGATATTATTTTAAAGGGTGCGTTTAGTGAATGGCTAGACAAAGCTGACCCTAGCCGCGTCCGTGTGTTATGGCAGCATGATTGGAATAAACCAATTGGCAAGACACTATCAATGCGTGAAGATGATAACGGTTTTGCGGTTGACGGTGAATTGTTGCTTGATATTCAAAAGGCACAAGAGACGCGTACTTTAGTTAAAAACAATGCGATTGATGGGTTAAGCATCGGCTTTAGAATTGATGATTTTAGCTATGATAATGACACGCGCATCATCAAAAAATTGTCGGTTATGGAGTATTCATTCGTCACATTTGCGATGAATCCCAATGCCCTTGTCAATGACATGAAATCGTGTAAACTAGACACTGTAAGAGACTGTGAACATTACCTGCGCGATGTTTGTAAGTTATCACGCTCTGAGGCGAAAACACTATTAAGCATGTTAAAAAAGGCGATTAGTCGAGATGATGAGCCTAATTTAGATGACTTAGCCGCTTCATTAGTGAAATTTAATCAAACATTGCGAGGTTAGTCCCATGACTGATATTACCGAAGTCAAGAAGTTGATTGATGATGCAGGCAATGCCGTATCTCAATTGCGCCAATCCCAAGAACAAGCTGTTGCTGAATTTAAAAAGCATGGCGACGTTTTGGCAGAAACAAAGTCCAAACAAGATGCGATTCAAAACGACATCACTGGTTTGGTTCAAGCTATTCAAGAAGTTAAAGCCGCTCAATCTGCACAGATTCAAACTGGCAGCGATGGTTTAACCAAAGAAGTGCGTGAAGCAAAAAGCGCGTTGTTTAAAAAAATGCGCGGTATGCAATTAAGCGACACTGAGCAAAAAGCATTAAGCACAATCACCAATCCTGACGGCGGTTATTTAACTACGTCAGACACAACTGGTCGTATTATCCAACGTATTCACGACAATTCACCAGTTCGCCGTTTTGCCAATGTTAAAAACACAAGCAAAGAAACAGTGACTGGCTTGATTGACAATGGCCGTAACAGCTATTCGTGGGGCTTTCAAGGCAATACGCCAAGCACCACAGCGACAAAACAGTTTGGTCAATACGAAATCAAAGTTAAAAAACTTTACGCATACCCAACCGCAACAACTGAAATGCTTGAAGATGCGGATTACGACATCGAAGCAATGATTGTTAATGATGCGGCTCAAGGTTTTGCAGAGGGTGAAGCATACGGTTTCTTGTTGGGTAACGGTGTATTACAACCACGCGGTATGATGACTGTTGCTACTGCATACACGGGCGACAATACTCGCGCATGGGGTACAGTGCAAAAGTTTAAAACTGGTGTAAACGGTGGTTTTGCTGCTACTCCAAACGGCGGTAAGATTTTGATTGATGCGGCTATGTCCTTACGCGGTGCTTATCGTGCGGGTGCTATTTGGGGCATGAATCGCTTCACCTTTGCCGAGGCAATGAAGTTACAGGACTCCGATGGTAACTTTATTTGGCAACCAACCTGGAACTTAACTGATTCCCCCTTTGGCATGATTTTAGGTATTCCTGTAGTGCCTGATTTTGACCACATGGCCGATATTGCTAACGATAGCTTGTCTATGTTCGTTGGTGACTTAAACCAAGCCTATCAGATTGTTGACCGCCGCGGCGTTAATGTCATTCGTGACAACATCACCAATCCTGACGTGGTGCAATGGTACTTTACTAAGCGCACAGGTGGCGATTTGGTGAACTCCGAAGCCGTCCGTTTTGTTGAATTCAAGGCTTAATAGGAGCAATGTAACATGACTATCAATAAAGATTTACACAATCAGGTTAGCGTAGGCGTTGCCATTGCATTAACAGCCGTTGCCGACGGTGAAGATGTTGCAGGTGTAGCCATTGACCGTCAAGGTAGCGAAGGTTTGGAAATCATTTTTCAAGTCGGCGAATATACTGATGGTAGCGTGACACCGTTAATCGAAGAATCCGACAACAACAGCGACTATACAGCCGTTGCTGATGCTGATTTAACCAATACCGAAGCAAGTGCAGCGTTAAGCGCGGCAGGCGTTTCTAGCATTGGTTATGTGGGTTTTAAACGCTATGTACGCGCAACAGCCGTAACTGCTGCTGCATCTACATTAAGCGTTGGCGCATCGTTTGTTAAGTTTGGTTTACATTTGCAAGGCACTGTTAATCCTAGCTAACTAACCAATGAAAAGGGCTAATCATGTCTATTTTAATCAGTGAATCGGGAAGTGAACCGATAACGACAGCCGAAGTTAAAACTTGGGCTAAAGTTGAAAACAGTGATGAGGATAGCTTGATTAGCTCTTTAATTACTTCATGCAGACGCGAGGTTGAGTCATACACTAAAAACGTATTACGGCCTCAAGTTTGGCGTACAAAATACATTGCTGAAACAGTTAAAAATAAGTTCTTTTCGCCTCGCATTGTTGCGTCTTCGGTTGTTGTCACGGTTGATGGCGACACAATAACAGGCTATTTATTCAACGAAATCACAGGCTGCTTACGCCTAAATACAGACTATGCAGGCGATGAGTTAATCGTTATCGAGTGGAGTATTGAAACCGCTCTTTTTAGCCTTGCACCACTAACACAAGCACTAAAAGACCTTGTCACATACCGTTTTTATAATCGCGGCTCTTACGATTTACCCGCTCATGTTGTGAGCGTGTTGAATCAATACCGAGTATTTAACGTATGAATATCGGCGAGTTAAAACATCGCATAACCATTGAGCAATGCACAAAGTCAAGCGATGGTCAGGGTGGCTTTACTAGCACATGGTCAACACTCGTTAGCGTATGGTCGAAAGCGACACCACAAAGCGAGCGTGAAAGGTTTTATCGTGGTGAGAATCAACACACGCAAGGTTATACATTCACAATCAGACAAAACCAAGCAGTCACAGTACCCTCTACACGCGACAGCGATAATATACGCATTGTCCATCGTAACGAGATTTACCGCATTACTGGCATTAGCAGACGCAATGATGATTTAGACTTTTATGAGATAAAAGCCGAATTGTGGGGAGGCGTTGCACAATGAAAACAAAAGGCGCGATATTTTTACTTGATGTTGAAGTTACGACAGGTGTATTTGCTACCGTAGCAGCGATGAAAACCACGACCATGACAATCAGTAATGAGACGGTTGATGTGACTAGCAAAGGCGATTTACAGCGCGAGTTATTAGAGAATTGCGGCATACAGTCAGTGAGCATCAAGGCACAGGGCTGTATTAGTAGTGCAGACAGTTATAAAAAAATCAGTTACGCGACCAACACTGGCGAAATACTTAACTGCAAAATCAATAGTAATAATAGCGAAATATATTCAGGTGGTTTTATTATTAGCGGTTTTGAGACAAGCGGCGAATATAACAAAGAGGGGTTATATTCCATCACGCTTGAAAGTGCAGATAGTTTTAGCCGTGTTGATTTTATGCTTCTTGAATTAGGCGACTTTTTATTGCTAGAGGACGGGTTTAAGTTTGTTTTGGAGGCTGCATAATGTCATTAGTAGCACAATTAAACGCAGCTTTAAAACGTAGGTTAGAAGCAAATCTCATTATTGCGGGTGAGATTGTAGCAACTGAGGTAAGACGTAATATCCAAACATCGCCACGCGGCGGTAAAACTTACGTCAAGACCAATCCTAACAGGACACATACAGCATCCGCTCCGAATGAATCACCCGCCACAGACTTAGGCTTTTTGGTTAGGTCGATTCAGATTGAGCCTGACTTACAAAATTTAAGAGTGCGTATTTTATCGCTTCACTCAATTGCACCTTATGCCAAACGGCTAGAATATGGTGATTTAAGCAGAGGTTTACAGCCTAGACCTTTTATGTTCAAAGGGTTGCAAGCCAAGAAGCAAGTCGCAATTGCTATTGTACAAAACGCGGTTAATCAAGCCATTCGTGATATGCAGGGAGTACCGCCGATATGAGTTTGTTTAACAGTTACGTTAAAGCAGTATGGGTAAAACTAAACGGTACAACAGGCTTAGTCGGTTTAGTTAAAGAGATTTTAGACGATAAAACAGCATTCCCTAAGATATGGTTAGAGGACGGCGGCGCGGCTGATTGGTCTAATAAAGATGATAATGGTTTAGAGGCCGTTATCACGTTGCACATTGGCAGCCGTGTCGAGGGAACAAAAGAGATTCGTGGTTTGATGGACAAATGTCATGCGGCATTGCACAATCAAGACTTGACTTTAGAGAGTGGGCAAAGCGTGTTGTGTCAGTTTTTGAGACATGATATGGTTATTGATACAGACGGCATTACGCGCCATGGCGTAATGCGTTTTAATTTGTTAATCAGTGAGGTGGCATAATGGCTAAATATAAAGGTAGTGACTTTCGTATCAAAGTACGCACAAGCACAGGACCCGATGTTTTCGCGGTAATCGGTGGCGGTAAAACAGATTCTTTGTCTATCAGCAATGAGACTGTAGATGTAACGGACAAAGACAGCTCAGGTGCGCGTCAATTGTTAGAGGGTGCTGGTGTTCGTGCTTATTCTTGCAAAGTATCAGGTGTGGTATCTGATAACGTGGTGTTTACTGACCATGTGATGGTTGCAGCCAATGCCAATACTCATATCTACTGCAAGATTGAATCAGGCACAGGCGAAGCGTGGGCAGGCTTATGGGCTATCTCTAGTTGTGAGCGTTCAGGCGAATACAACAAAGAAGAAAACTTTAGCATGAGCTTAGAAAGCGCGGGCGATATTACTTATACGGCGGCCTAATATGCGTGGTTTAGTATTGTTAGACATCGAGGGACTGGAGTTTAATCTAGTCCCAAGTTTTGAGAATTTAGACAAATTAGAAACGGCGACAGGTAAGCCAATCTATGAGTTAATTTTTCAAATGCAACAACCAAAAGTTGGCGACATCACCAAAGCATTGCTTGCCTGTGCAGTGCCTACCACTGGCCGTTATCCTGATTGGTGGACGCGCGAAGAATTCTACAAGCGTATGCTAAAGTCAAAACGCCTTAGTGATTATGCGATTGCGGTTGCTACTTTCGCGGGTAATATCTTAACGGCTGGTAGCGATAGCGACATCAAAACCGTGTCAGAGGACGGCGAAAAAAAGTAGGTAAGGGCAGCATTTGGCACAAACTGTGGTCGAGTGCTGTCATCTACTTATCAATACAGCCGCGTGATGCGTGGCAATTAACGCCGTTTGA